CAAAAATTGTTTTTGTAGAACTATACAAATCACAATCAATATTGATAAAAGAAATAGGACCACGATAGTCTTTCTTCCATCCGGGTATAGTTTCAGTAAACCACCCCTCATATAAATTTACGTTATTTCGTACATTCGGTAATTCTTTTAAACTAAAGAAACCTTTCTCAATAACTTTATGACCCATAAACCATTGTTCAGGTAATCCATCAAAGCTATCAAATCCATGAAATGTAATCTGTGGTTTACGGTGAGCCATGTAATTTATAGACTTACCTTCAAAGACACCAAACTCTAAATAGTATCCGTTTTTATTTTGTATATTATCTAAACAAAAATCGTATTCCATAACTCTATGGTCAAGAAGCACCATAGGAGTATATAAAAATTTATTTACATCCATAAAATCAATAGTAACAAACACTTGCTTTATGTCAATAAACAATTTATATTTGAACTGTCTGTAATTTTTTATAAATACAACGACATACACATTGAAATACATTCTCCTTTGATGGTATGTTTTTATATAAAAAATGTTACAGCTGCCTTTCCTAGTTCCGCAGCTACAGATTCGAAGGGAGACCCCGTCAGGTTTCCCTTCACATTAACAATAGGATATAATAAAACAAATGACACAGAATAAAAGACCAAGACCGCATATACTTTACGGTAAAATGAAAGAAAAAGAGTTAATAAATTTAATTAACGAAACTTCAAAGAATTATAAAATTAAAAATGCAGGTAAAATTAATGAAATGCGAGGAGAACTTACTAGAAGAAGAGAAATTAGATTAGATACAATTCAAAGAAAAAAGAATAAAGGAGATAAAAACATGTTAGAACGACCTACTAAGACAAGACCTTTTAAAAATACTACGATGCCTAGAGGCATGACAGCTATGCAAGAAAAATTTTGTATGGAATATGCAGCTACTGGAGATGAGCTTGAAGCTTTCAAAAAAGCTGGCTATCGTGAAGACGATACCGACGGACTGACTCGCAGAAGAGCTAGACAACTTCTAAATAACAAGAAAGTACAAGCTCGTATTGCAGAATTTCAAGAACTAGCTCTTAAAAGAATTAGTTGGACAAAAGAAAAAGTCTTAGAAAAGATGAATGAAGTCTATCAAAGTGCTATGACAGAGTCCGATCACACAAATGCAAACAGAGCTTTAGAAAGTATCGGAAAACATCTAGGAATGTTCGTAGATTTGTCAAAAGTAGAACAAAAAATAACAACAGAAGAGTTATTATCTAAGGATGTTGATAAAGATATAGAACGATTGGCCGATGTTGTAGGGCTAAAACTAGTAAAAACAGATGATAAAAAGTGATTCCTCAAGAAATATCTTTAGACGATAAGAAAAAACTAGTAAAACACCTAGCTGTACAGTCTTTAATTAAAAGTAAAACTAGTTTTCTATCTTTTGTAAAAACATTTGCTCCTAAACTTATAGCTGATTTTAAGATGGGTAGGCATATTGAAGTAATTAGTGAAAAACTACAACGAGTAGAAGAAGGAACTACTAAAAGACTGATGGTATTTTTACCTCCTCGTTCATCAAAGTCTGTAATTTGTTCAAAATTGTTTCCTGCTTGGTATTTAGGCAGGCATCCACAACATGAAATATTATCTATCTCTCACTCAGACAACCTAGCTTCTGATTTTGGTCGTTCGGTAAGAGATTTAGTAGGTTCTTCTCTTTATCAAACTGTATTTAGTGATGTGAAACTACGTTCAGACGTTAGAGCCGCAGGTAAATGGCAAACCAATCAAAATGGTGTTTATGTAGCTGCTGGTGTTCGTACACAAATTGCAGGTCGTGGTGCACATGTAGCTTTGTTAGATGACGTAATGTCAGAAGAAGATGCATTTAGTGAGAATGGTAGAAGATATATTAAAGAATGGTATCCGGCGGGACTACGAACACGACTAATGCCGGGAGGAGCTATTGTAATTATTAATACTCGATATCACGAAGATGATATTTGTGGATGGTTGTTGTCTTGTGAAAAAGATAATGAAAAAGACTTAAGATCTCAAAGTATTCCCTGGGAAATTTTAAGAATACCAGCTTGGGTAGATGATGAAGCTAGTAAGGTATTAGGTATTCCTGTAGGTGAATCTTATTTTCCTGAATGGAAGCCTAAAGATGTTTTACAAAATGATGAAATAGAAATTAGAAGACACAATGGGTCACGTTATTGGGAATCTTTGTATATGCAAAATCCTGTTCCTGACGAAGGCGGTATCTTTAAAAAATCGTGGTTCAATATTTGGAAAGAGTCAGAACCCCCTGATTGTGATTTTGTAATTCAAACCATGGATACAGCTTTTTCTACAAGAACTACCGCAGATTACAGTGTTATTCAAACATGGGGTATTTTTACAGAAAAAGAAGTAGATAGTGGAGGTATAGAACATACAGTAGGCCATTTAATTTTATTAGGAAGTGTTAGAGATAGATTGGAGTATCCAGATCTAAGAGCTAAAGCTCAAGAAAATTTTGAACATCATGAACCTGATTTAATTGTGATTGAGAAGAAATCATCAGGACAATCACTAATACAAGATTTACGAAGAGCCGGCCTTCCAATCTTGGAATATACACCGGATCGTGATAAAGTAAGTAGAGCTTATGCAGCTTCACCTTTATTAGAAGCTGGGAGACTTTGGTTACCCAATAAAATATGGGCTCAAACTTTATTTGATGAGGCCGTTAGTTTTCCTAATGCAGCTCATGATGATCAGGTTGACTCAATGGTCATGGCTGTGTTATACCTTAAAGAGTCTTGGCACTTGCAACATCCATACGATCCGTCGTATGATAGAGAAGATAAAAATACGTATAAAAAAAATAAAGCAACCTATTGGAATTTAAGTAAATAAAATATTATGGCTATAGAAAAAAATCCTTTTGAAAAAATAAATAATGACGTCAAAGAAGTTGGAGAAAATCTTGGAGTTGACGTTAGTGTAAAACCCGAACAAGAAGAAGATTTAGCTGTCGATGTAGATACAAACACTGGAGAAGTTTCGTTAGCTCTTAACGAAGATTCTGGAAAAGTTCTTGCAAGCATAAAAGATTTTTATGGAAATTTAGCAGACTACATAGACGAAGAAGACCTCGAAGATCTAGGAGGAACAATTATTGATAATTTTAATTCTGACAAAGATTCAAGGGGAGAATGGGAACAAACATTTGAACGTGGGTTTGATTTACTAGGATTAAAACTAGAAGAAACAACGGAACCTTTCGATGGTGCTTGTACAGCTACTCATCCATTGATAATAGAAAATGCAGTTAAATTTCAATCTAAAGCTGCTTCTGAATTATTTCCGTCTAAAGGTCCAGTTAAAACACAAGTGGTTGGGGCGGATACTCCTGAAAAAGAAGCTCAAGCTAAAAGAGTTAAAGATTATTTAAATTATCAATTAACAGAAGAAATGCCAGAGTATTTTGACGAAATGGAAAAGATGCTCTTTCATCTACCACTTATTGGTACCGCAATTAAAAAAGTTTATTACGATGAGACAACCGGAAGACCGGTATCAGAATTTATTCCTATAGACCAGTTTCACGTTTCTAATTTAGTACCAGATTTACGTAGAGCTGATCGATATACTCATGTAATTTACAGATCTGAAAATGAATTGATAAAAGATATGAATGCTGGGATGTATCGGGACATTGAAGTAGGAGAACCAGAGCAAGCAGGTAGAGGAAAAATTACTTCTAAGGCAGAACAGATTATGGGTTTATCTGCTTACGAAGACCAACCATATGATAATTCTCACACCTTATTAGAACAACATATTTATTTAGATTTACCAGAACCGTTTAATAGTCCTACCGGAGAAGCATGGCCTTATGTTGTAACTGTAGATAAAAGCAGTAGAAAAGTTTTAAGTATTAGACGTAACTGGAATGATGGAGATGCAAAGTATGTTAAACGAGAACATTTTGTAGCTTATAAATTTGTACCGGGTTTTAATTTTTACGGTTTGGGTCTTATACATTTCTTAGGTAATTTAACGATGTCAGCTACGGCGGCAATGAGAGCATTAATTGATGCCGGTCAGTTTGCTAATTTACCCGGAGGATTTAAAGCTAGAGGGGTACGTGTTGTAGGAGATAATACACCCATAACTCCCGGAGAATTTCGGGATGTTGAAGCCACGGGATTAGATCTTGGCAAGTCAATTGTTCCGTTACCGTATAAAGAACCATCACAAGTTCTTTTTCAAATGTTAGGGTATGTCGCCACTGCTGGTCAGAAATTTGCTGACACGACAGAACAGGTTGTGTCTGAGGCAACCAACTATGGACCAGTTGGCACGACGTTAGCATTATTAGAAGCATCAGGTAAGTTTTTTTCAGCAATTCACAAAAGACTCCATAAATCTCAAAAAGATGAATTTAGAATATTAGCTAGAATTAATTTTGAATTTTTACCACCAGCTTATCCTTATGATGTGGTAGGAGCACAAGCTGAAATTAAAAAACAAGACTTTGATGGTCGTGTTGATATCGTACCGGTATCTGATCCAAACATTCCTTCTAGTGCTCATCGTTTAGCACAATCTCAATTAGTGTTTCAATTAGCTTCTCAAGCTAAACCGGGAACGTTTAATATGCAAGAAGTATTTAAATCAGTTTTAAGTTCAGCTAACGTTGATAACCCAGATAGATTTTTAATTACAAAACCTCCAGTACAGCCACAAGATCCAATAGCTGATATTATGTTTGCTACACAAGGTAAACCAATTAAAGCTTTTCCAGAACAAGACCATGATGCTCATATACAAGTTAAATCAGCATATGTACAAGACCCATTAAATGGTGCTAACCCTGTTATGAAAGATATTGTACCTCTTATTTTAGCTAATATTAAAGAACATATGGTTTTACGTTTTCAAAATCAAATGGGCGGTTTAATGAAAGCTCAAGAAGGTCAAGTTGATCAAGGAGCTACAATGGGTATGATTATGAGTGAGGCTGCTAAACAAATTTTAGAAGCTAATCAATTAAAAGCTCAAGGTGGTTTAAGTAGTATTGAACAACAAAATATTGATTTACAAAAACAATCTTTAGAACTAGAACGTGTAGAAAAAGGAATCGAAGCTCAGAAAATTTCTGCTGAGTTAGGATTTAAAGAACGTGAAATGAATATTAAAGAAAAACAAGTAGACATGGATGCTATGGTTGAAGCAGCTAAACTAGAAGAAGACAAAGAGAAAACAAATGCTCAACTTACTTCTAAAGTTGTAATGGACTTATTAAAAATGGTTAACACAAATAATTCTAAAAATAACAATAACGTTCAAGGATTTAACACAGGAGGACCTGCTAATATACAACAAGATCAAGCAGCTCAAGCTTTTATGATGGCAGCTAATGCTTCCGCAGGTCAAACACAAAATCCTATTGTGCCTGTAGAAGCTCAAGCTAAACCAACACCACCTCCAAGTCCAACTGCTTTACCTGTTGAATCTCCTCCAGAAGCAATGGATGTTGAACTTGTTTCTGAAGATGAGTTGTCAAAGGAAGTTTTTGGTGGTATACCTGAAACCGTAGGAGAAGGAACAACAACAGAAGGGATAGAGTTACCAGAGATTATGACATCAAAATTTATAAAAGACGAGGCTTTTAATAGGCTTGGTATTCAAGATAAAGAAAAAGCTGAAAACAATTTAGATATATTTACCGAGCTTGTTTCTGAAATGGAAAGTGATGGAAAACCAAGTGCTAAAAATCCAAAAAGCACAGCAGCTGGTTTATTTCAATATACTAAACCTTCTTTAAAAACAGCTAAAAAAAGATATGAAAACATAGCTAATAGAGTAGGTATTGAAGAAATACCTGAAAGTATTAAAAATGCTACAGATGCAAGAGACCTAACTCCAGATGAACAAACTACTTTGTTCTATGCTGATACATTTGAAAAACCGGGATCAGATAAATATATGAAACCTATCTTAGAGTCAGAATCCTTTGAAGAGCTATCTGAATATTCTAAAGAATTTTACGATAAACTTCATCATACCGATGCTAAAGATAAAGAAAATAAACGATTTAAAGAAATTGCTTTAAGAGTTGGTGGCAGAGTTAAATTAACTTAATGTCTTTAATTCCAAATCACGGTGTTTCACTTCCAGATCCAGCTGTAGTTTTTGAGGGTAAACAAGTTGTTAACACAAACGATTACCCAGAGTATTATTTAAGGCTAAGTCATGCGATAAGAATTTACGACAAAAGTATGTTTGTGAGTAATCTAGAAAGGTTATATCAAGAACTCGACAGTAAACAAACGTTTCTATATAGTACTCATATTGAAAATCAATTTAAAAAAGCTGTTTCTCAACTAGTCTTAAAACAACGAAATGACAATATTAGTTATAAAATTAAAAACAAACAATTTAATGACGAAGGATATTGGGATACATCTATTGATA